GAATACCGTACACCACACCAAGGTGTTAGTGCTAAGTCTAATAGTAATGTTGCATGGAATGATTATAGAAGGATGACTCCTAGGGCTAATCAGGCTAGTAATGCTATTACCACAGCTAGTTCACAAACTTTACAAGCACAAGATTTTGGGGGTACTGCTGGGTTTACACCAGCCAATACTACATATACAACTGGTAGTACAAAAGGATCTAGCAGTACTACGATATCTGGGGTATTTACTCAAAACGCTTTTGTTGAGATAAATACTGGTAGTGGCGCATCTAATGCTTTGGGTAAGTTTGGCTTAGGTAACCAAGGTGGTACAAGTGGTCTTAGTTTAACTAGCGTAGCTAGTTTTCCTAGTGGTTGTAACCTTACTGGTTATGGTGTTAGAGCTAGTGCTTTTGGTGGCACGTTTTTTATAATAACAGATGGCTCTAATGGCGCTAGTAACTGGACTAAAGTACACCACAGAGCTTTATATGTAGATGGTATATTTGGCGGAAACATATACAATTTTACTGCTGTTTTTAACAGAAGTAGTTTTACTTATGTTACAAGTGGTGTTTTTGCTGGCCAAGAATTATGGCAGATGGACGTAGGTGGCTTTACAGGTATTACTGGGCCTATCTTAAATTTTCCTTTTATTGTGGAGTTTGAATAATGAATTTATTAAATCCGCCAGGGCTACCACCTTGGTCAGAAATATCTAAAAAGCGTAAAGCAGCTAGGATCTTTTTTATCTTTTTATTACCTGTAAAAATACTACTTATGCTTATGGGCGTATCATTTGGTATTACAGCACTTTTTGGCCTATAATCTGCTTATGGCTACAACAAAAGAAACGCTAGCAAAGGTAGAAAGCCAAGTTGTTGGTATAGAAAAAAGACTAGACAAAGGTGATGCTAAGTTTGATGCAATGGACGCAAAATATACTAAGTACATCGTTGGTCTTTACGTGCTTATCATAGGCATGAGTGGCGTAGACAGAATATTTTCCTAACAGGAGGTAACTATGGGGAAGAAAGAACTACCGAAAGTAATCAACTTTGACGGCAAACAATACGATATATCTAAAATGACAGAGCGAGTAGCTCATCAATTCAATATGCTTGTTAGACTACAGGGTGAGTGGCAAGATGCAGATTTTAATTTAAAGAAAGTAGAAGCAGCTCAAAAGTCAGTAGTGCATGAGCTTAAGGTATTTATGGTTGAAGACAATATTAAACCTATCAAATCATGAATATAGAACAGTGCAAGGCAGAGATAAAAAGACACGAAGGTGAGGTCTTAGAAATATATGAAGATAGCTTAGGGTATAAAACCTTAGGAGTGGGACACCTATGCCAACCTAGCGATCCAGAATATGATTGGGAGGTAGGCACAGAAGTAAGTCAAGAGGTTGTAGACCTGTATTTCGAAGATGATTTCGATAAACACTTGGCAGAAGCAATACATGTGTTTGGTACAGAAGAAGCTTTTTACAACTTACCTGAAAATATTCAACACGTGTTAGTTAATATGTGTTTTAATTTAGGAGCTAGTAGGCTTTCTAACTTTAAAAATATGTTGTTAGCCTGTAGAGAGCATAACTGGGAACAAATGTCTGTTGAGATGGAGAACAGCAGATGGTATTCACAAGTAGGAAGAAGGAGTCGAGAACTGCAAGAATCAGTTCTGAATACTGTATAATGAAAAAATGGCATATATTAAACTTAGGACTTTCGGAGGACTCGCTCCACGACTATCGCCAAGACTCTTAAGGGATGAGTTAGCTACTGTAGCTGCAGATGTAAACCTAGAGAGCGGCCGTTTAGTGCCTATAAAAGACAACTCTGATACTCTTACTTTATCTAATTCTAGTAGACAAAGCATATTTAAATACACAGACAGCCCAGAACGTTGGTTACAGTTTGACGAAGATGTAGACGTCGTACGTAGTCCTATACCTGGAGATGTAAATGACACGGTATATTTTAGTGGCCAGTCTTTTCCTAGGATGGGTAGGTCTGCTCAAATAGTAGGTGGTTCTGTTTTTCCAAATGCTAGTTTTAGATTAGGTATACCAGCTCCAACAACTGCTCCAACCGTAGCTCCTGTAGCAGAAGAACAGTTTGATGGAGTTATTACATTTGTTAATGAGTCTTCTACTATAACTGTTACAACCAAAACTAGTGGTACAGCGGCAGCTCATGGTGCTGCTGTAGGAGAGTTTGTAGTTTTAGCAGGATACTCTGCTTCTAACGGTGTTACTGCTGAGGATATAAATGGGACATATAAGATAAAGACAGTTCCTAGTGTTAGTACTCTTACTGTAGAGTTGTCAGCTGCAGCTACTAGCAGTGGAGACAGCCCTAGTGTAGCTAACGGTGCAAGCTTTGGCGCTAACTCAGATGCAGAACTAGACTATGATACTAGTTATGTATATACGTTCGTGTCGGCTTTTGGTGAAGAGGGACCACCATCGGCCGCATCTACTGTTATAACTACAGATGATAATATGACAGTCGCTATCTCTGGTTTAGAAACATCTAGCTCAAAGTCTAACACTAACCTAACAAAGAAAAGAATATATAGATCAAACACTGGTTCTAATACTACGCAGTTTCAGTTTGTAGGCGAAGTAACTTTGGCAACAACTACATTCACGGATTCCTCAAAAAACAGCGAGTTAGCTGAAGTTATTCCGTCTACTGATTGGATAGCACCACCAGATGATGACACCAGTCTATATCCAGACGGGCCAATGAAAGGTTTGATAGCCTTACAAAATGGTATATTTGCTGGTTTTACTGGTAATAGAATATGTTTTAGTGAGCCATATCAACCGCATGCTTGGCCAGCTAACTACAGAATAGGTATAGAAGAAAAGATTGTAGGCATGAAAGCTACAAGTAACGGCCTAATAGTAGGAACAGAAAGCACACCATATCTTGTCACAGGTACAGATCCTTCTGCTATGGTAGCTATAAAGATAGAAACAGCAGAAGCATGTTTAAGTAAACGATCTATGGTAGATATGGGTGAAACAGTTGTATTTGCAGGCCCAGATGGATTGATGGCTGCTGCTGGTGTAACAGTACAAAACTTAACTCAAGGCTTAATAACTGCAGAACAATGGCAAGCTAATTACTACCCATCTACAATAACTGGTTTTTATTGGCAAGGTAGGTATGTAGGCTTTTTTAATACAGGTTCTGGTTTTGGTGGTTTTATATTTGATTTTAGAGACGAAACAACAGCGTTAACTAATTTAGATGCAAGTGCTTTAATACGTGGTGGGTTTACAGACCCTGATGATAACGAGTTATATCTTATAATCGGCAATAAAATTAAAAAGTTTCAGGGTAGTACCAACAATCTTACGTACAATTGGAAAAGCAAAGAGTATGTTCTTCCACGACATACAAGTTTTGGGTTTGCAAAAGTAGACGCAGAAGAGTACCCAGTAACTTTAAAGGTTTATGGAGATGGAAGTGTTGTCTATAATGCTACTATTTCTACAAGCGGTAGTGGTTTTAGTGTAACGGGAACTACCCCTAGTTTTAGCGCCACAGCCATACCAGAACCAGTGGTACGTTTACCAGCAACTATGCATAAAACTTATGCGTTTGAAGTAGAGTCTGCAAAAATTGTAAACGAAGTGTGCTTAGGGGAGTCTATTGTAGAGCTTAAGGAAGTGTAATGCCTAGTAAAACAAAATTACCTGCCCTTAAGAACATACCACCAAAAACCGATAGAGAGCTAAAGATTGCTCTTGATTCTATAAAAGAAGCCTTAGAAGTTAGATTAGGTAGACGTGGCGATCCATTAGATAGAGCAGTTACTCTGCGAGAGTTATCAGATTCTGGCATAGTAAAGGTCAGAAACAAAGGTGGTTTAGCTAGTGACATACTACCTCCAGGCGACGAAGACCCAGGTGGTAACTTAGACATACCGCCGCCTCCTACAGGCTTATCTGCAGCAGGTGTCTTTACAGCTGTCATACTTGATTGGAATGAACCACCTTATAATAACCACGCATACACAGAGATATGGAGATCACAAGCGAATGCGCTTGGTGGTGCCGTACGTGTAGCTACAACTGTTGGTAATGTATACACGGACGAAGTAGGCTACGCTACTACACACTATTACTGGATTAGGTTTGTTAGTACGTCAAACGTAATAGGTCCTTACAACGGCACAGAAGGTAAAGAAGCTACTACAGCTGCAAACGTGTCAGCAGTTATGACTACCTTATCAGAAGAGATAAGTAACATGCCTGGCTTTACTACTTTACAGGATGACATTACTGTAAACGTAGACGGCGTAAGTTCTTCTCTTGCTAGTGCTTTAGGTACGTTAGATACAGCTACAGGGACTGCGCAAACCGCAGCAAACACAGCCCAAACATTAGCCAACAATGCACAGACTGCAGCTAACAATGCACAAGCAACAGCTAACTCTGCGGCTACTGCCGCTAGTAATGCACAGACGAGTGCTAACAATGCAGTAACAGGAGCTACCCAGGTTATACAAAGCACTAGCGCACCTACTACTAGAGATGATGGTTCTGCTTTACAGGCACACGATATCTGGATAGACACAGATGATAACAACCAAGCATACGTACGTAACAGTTCTAACAACGGTTGGGAGAAAGCTAGAGATTCAAGTCTCGTGTCAACAATAGGATCGGCTAGCTTTACCGGGTCCGATCTAACTACTGCTATGGCCAGTGCTCAAGGTTCTATTATTACTATAAATTCTGCTAATGCTAGCCAAGCGACTGCAATATCAGACTTAGAAACTACTGTAAATGATAGCTCTACTGGAGTATCAGCTACCGCTGCTGCTTTATCACAATTAACTACTAGAGTAAGTAATACAGAAAGCGCCACAAGTACAAACACTAGTGATATTAGTTCCATAAACGCAGCAATAACTAATTCAACAACTGGTCTGTCGGCACTTTCTAGTGCCATAAATACACTAGAGACAGGTACAGTAGCGACTAATACAGGTGACATAGCTACAAATGCTGGTGATATATCGTCTATACAATCTGCAATAAACGACTCGACTACTGGTTTATCAGCACTTTCTAGTGCCATAAATACACTAGAGACA